CAAGTTACGGTGATGATCGTATCTGTAAGTGTTCTCATGCTTACTATCGTCACTTTGATACTTACGAAGAAATGAGTAACGTTGGTTGTAAGTATTGCGGCTGTCACAACTTTGAGGAAATGACAGAGTACGACAAGAAGGTAATATACAATCGAGTTGTTGAAAGCTATAATAACGCGATTGAAAACGGACACGATATGAACGCCAAAGATGTTTGGGATATCGTATGGGATATGAAAGAATGCGACGCTGATCTTGAAATTTATGATCATCGTTTCCTATATAAAATGGTAGAAGACCATAGAGTTTCTAGAACTAAATAGAATAAAATGCTGGTATGATGTAATGGTAGCCTTTCTCCTTGCCAAGGAGAGTGCGCGGGTTCGATTCCCGCTACCCGCTCCAATTTATGGCCGATTAACTCAGCGGTAGAGTATCTCGTTTACACCGAGGCTGTCGGGAGTTCGAATCTCTCATCGGCTACCAATAATGCGGATGTGGCGTAACGGTAGCCGCGCTGGTCTTAGAAACCAGTTCTGGAAGGAGTGGGGGTTCAAGTCCCTCCATCCGCACCATTTAGGAACTTGTTATGACATATTGGGAATACTTTTATGGAAAGTGCACTAAGAAACCCTGTGGTTCTCCCAAATGTTGTGCAGGTTGTGAAGAATGCTTTGGTCTTAATTGGAAACCATTAGGTCCAAAAACATTTGAAGAGATGTTAGAATACTTTAGAAGCTGCCATAGCTCAGTTGGTAGAGCAGTTGATTAGTAATCATCAGGTCGGGAGTTCGAATCTCTCTGGCAGCACCATGCCTGAGTGGCGCAATCGGTAGACGCATCGGTCTCAAAAACCGAGTGTTGTGGGTTCGAGTCCCACCTCAGGCACCATTTGACTTTTAATATCAAATAAGCTATAATATAATAGTTGAAGAGATAACAAAGGATATATGATGGCCAAGTTTTTTGTTTATGTTTCTATTGTAATTGCAGCGATCTTTATGCTTGTTACTGGAGCAAAGGCTGAAGAGGTAACAATCGTAGTAGATATCTCAGAACAAACAATGTATGTGGAGACTCCAACCGATTATTTTGAGTGGGATGTTTCTACAGGTCGTAAGGGTTTCTCTACGCCTCGTGGCATCTATCAGCCATATTATCTTACCAAGATGCACTACTCCAGCAAGTACAACAATGCCCCAATGCCTCACTCTATTTTCTTCCATGGAGGATATGCTATCCATGCAACAGACGCCATAAATAAGTTGGGTCGTCCTGCTTCTCATGGTTGTATTCGTTTGCATCCGAGAAACGCTCGTTGGCTTTTCCGACTTGTTAAGGACTATGGCGCAGATAATACTACGATTTATATTCAAGATTAGGAAGGTTGGCTGAGCGGTCGAAAGCAGCGGTTTGCTAAACCGTCGTACTTCGCTAGAGGTACCAAGGGTTCAAATCCCTTACCTTCCGCCATTAATGTGGAGTTATTATGGGTAAACTTATAGATAATTGGTATTGGGTTTTCGATGTTCCCAAAAGAAATGTTGTAACAGCTGTTGACGATTTTTTAACTGATGAAGAGATAAATCGTTTAATTGAATGGGGGCAAGATAATTTGTCCCCTTCAACTATGGGAAATGGAAGGTTTAACTTCGATCTCAAGATAGCAGACAGTGCAAGGCTAAATGTCGAAGGGTTTGAAGACATTTACAACAAACTAGAGAAAACAGTACAGTTAATAAATTCTAAACATTATAACTATTTGATCTCAAAATTCGAGAAGCTCGAATTGCTTAGGTATAATAAGGGTGGACACATGGCAACCCATATCGATTCTCCGTTCAATTCTACAGTAAAGCTTTCGTGTATAATACCCTTAACCAATCAAGGAATTGATTACGAAGGCGGCGACTTCATATTATATGATGGTAACAGACCGATCACTGCGAATAACGGCAGACATAAACTTGATATGAAAAAAGGCTCTCTAGTTTTTTATCCTGGATATATGTTACACGAAGTTACACCTATTACCTCTGGAACAAGAATGATGCTAGGAACTTGGGTGTACGGAGAAAGGCCATATATGTGAAACCTTTTTAAGAAGTAAATAATTCTATCACTCTATTAACATACCGAGAACGCTCCATGACGAAAGTCTGGGGCGTTCTTTCGTTATCTACAGTTAAAATAATTACAATTTGAGGAACAGATATGCTGTAGATGCGTTCAAACATCATTGAGTATACAGTTGACTGTAGGAAATAGCTTTCAATCCATTCCTCTTTCTTTAACTTTTTCGATGTTTTAAAATCAATGATAGAAACTTTTCCGTCATATTCAGCTACCAAGTCTGTTCTACCAGCGCAACCAAGTGCCTTAGAACACAACGGTAGTTCTACTCCGAGAATATTATCTACATGGGCGTCCAGCGCGGACTTGATAGGTTGGAACGACTCGACATTAACAGGCATCTCATTTTGATAAATGTTCTCTTCATTGAGAACATAACGCTCTGCTATCTTGTGAATAGAGTTTCCCCTACGTGTTGATTGCGCAGAGATCCTGTTAGCTTCTTCCTCACCAACCCTCTTGCGCCATTCTAACAAAGCAGTTTTATCGAGTTTCTCTGATAAAATTGTAGTGACTGACTTGAGCTTAGTTACGCCATCGGGCAGCACATAGTAGCGCTGCCCGTTGATTGTTTGTGTTGTCAAACTGATCTGAGGGACCAGTGTATGTTTAAATTCTTTACGCGACAATTCCTAATCTGTCCTTCCATATAATATAATCTTTCACCATGGAACTACGGACTATATCATTTTCATCAAAGTCTATAAAAGCAAAAGATTTCATTTTGTCAACAATTCTCATAAACTGAGGCAATCCATTTTTTTCATGATCTTTAGTAAAATCAGATTGCCTAAAGTCGCCTGAGAATATAATCTTACAGTTCTTACCTACGCGAGTAATTACTGAATCAAGTTCATGTAGTGTCATGTTAGCGATTTCATCAACAATAATAATGCAATTGTTGAGAGTGATACCACGTATAAAAGAGGTAGAAATAAAATCAACCAACCCCTTTTGCTTGAGGTATTCATATGAATCTCCACGCCCAAACAGTTCTGTACATATTGCATAGTACGGAGCTTCATACACCTTGGCTTTTTCTTTAGAATTGCCTGGAAGAAATCCCATATCTCTAGTAGGCACAACACTTCTAACAATTATAACTTTTTTATACGGACCATCCACCTCAGTTATAATTTGTTGGAGCGCAAGATACATGGAAATAAAACTTTTACCAGTACCTGCTATACCATGAAGCATTAGGTTTTTGCCTGCATCATAGGCTTCAAAAGATTCTCTTTGGTGTTTAGTTAGTGGTTCTATTTTTTTTAATTGGAAGTTTAGCTTTTCTTGATAGCTGTTATCATTATTGTTATTATTATTTTGCCTAATAAGTCTTTTTTCTTTTCTTGATAGCTTTTTCTTTTCTTCCATTTTGTCCTACTAAAAAGTATTAACTGTACTCCTTGTGATACCTCTAGAATTTCTTCTTTTAATATCTTTCAGCAAGTCTCGGAAACCGTTATCCGGCTTTCCCAATCCTCTGCCTGAATGGATTAACGGAGCACCGTTAACTAATTGTGTTATGTTTTGATTGCTCTTGAGGTATTCATCAAGATCAGATATGGTCATAAAGTCTTCAAACTCTTCGCCAGTATCATTGTTTATGAATCTATATGTTGGCATCATTCCCAATCATTATTTTCGTCATTTTCAATTAGTACACTAATGTCTTTAGTTCTTAGTGCACGCTCAATTCTTCGTTGCTTACGTTTATCTACTTTATTCTTATGATCTATGTATTCATCTTCATCGTCGTAAGAATAATCGTTCTTTTTAAATTTACGCAGCGTTTGTTTGCTCATTTAGAATAAGTCCCGGTAATGCCTCTGTTACGTGTTGAATTGTAATGCCCTTCATAGGCTTCTTGTCCTTGAAAAGGCAAATCATCTCTGCATCCTTTGGCGCTATACGTTCTAGAAATTCTACGAACATAGTTTCGCGCTTCATCGAAGGGAGATTATCGTGAAATCCTTTGATAAAGTACCTTAGCTTTTCACAATCTTTAATAAGAACGTGCTCTTGGTCTACTAAATCATTGGGTTTGTATGGTGGTGTTCCTTCTGGTAACTCCCACTGTACATTAGGATCATATCCTGCTTGGAGTACAATTCTCAAAACAAGACTATCATTTGCTCTGATAGCATCAATCTTTTCTTGAGTTCTCTTTAACTTACCTACTTTTTCTAGGAACTCAGCTACACCAATTACCATTAAAATTCTCCAATATGTTCAGTTAAATTGCGAAGTCTATTCGCGATAAAATAATTCATCAGCTTTGAACGATCTTTATTATCCTGCGAGTAATAAGATTCCATTACCTTCAAACGAATATCTTCTGGAACATGGTCCAAGTCGATAAGCTGTTCGTTACGGAAGTAATTACGAGCAATGTTAGTTTCCATCTCATTTGGTTGAATCTTGAGATAGTATTCGATTTTCTTAGCAGTAAGCGGACGCTGACGCTCACCGATAACAAAACAGTTGTCAGAAGAAAGAATGTTGGGAACACCATCACTAGAATCTCCCTTCAAGATATGTTCTCTCTTGTACGAGAAAGGATCAGGGTGAACGATCCACTTTTTGCGAGTAGGATCATACTGCTTGACGTTGCCGTAGGAATGCAGTTGAATAAAATCTTTGTCGCCAGAAAGAATTAATACCTTACTTTCTTGGGGAGCATCCTGCAATGCTGCTGAGAATACCAGTGTAGCAATGACGTCATCTGCTTCGGCAGACTCAATATCAATTACTCTGTAAGGGAAATATTCTTTTAGCTCAGAACGAATCTTATTCAGGCATTCGAATACTGCCTTCCAGTCAACTTCTGACTTTTCTTGAGCTTTCTTTCTATTGGCCTTATAGTAAGGAAATACTTTCCTGCGCCAATAATTCGTATTATCGCAAGCGATAACTAATTCTCCGTACTCTGAGAAAAATTTAGTTCTGTATGAACGCAAGGAATTTAGAATCATATGTCTTACCATATTTTCTTCTATCTGTGCGTTAGTATGGTTGCCAAGTTGCATTAATAGATTCGAAAGCATAACTTGATTAAGGTCAACAATAATCATAATATCACCTATGAAGATTAATCTTCTTCTTTCAATTTAATATTTAAGCTGTTAACTATATTTAGTGTTTCAGGCTCTTTATCATCGGCTTCGAAAACATTCTTAGCTAATGTTTGAAAAGGATGTTCGATTCCATAAAACTTACACATAAAAGATCTAATCGATTCTACAATCAAAGCACCATCCTTTATTGATTCATCTTCTGATGGATCTTCTTCATCAAGCGAAAATCCGGAAATATCTAACTGGTTGAATATCATTGGAATAACATTCGTCAATGTTTCTTGAATATGAAATTGTTTCATCATGTCCAAATTGTGTGATATATTTTCCGGTGTGACATTTTGTTAGGGCCAGAGTAAGGTTTCGGGAAGGTTACTACATTGTTGCTAATCATTTATAATCCAGTCTTATACATTGTTATTATACCATCCTTTTGTATATTTGTCAATGTATTTATTAATTTAGCAACTAGATATAATCGTCGATCCTTGTTCAACGAATTTGAAGTCATAAACCTTACAGCTAGATTCGTGAGTAACAGCATGGATAACTTTTTCTCTGTGGTCAGGTTTCACATAGAATAAAAAGAATCCTCCACCGCCAGCGCCAAGCAGTTTGCCGCCAATAGCTCCAGCCTTCAAAGCTTTGTCGTAGATAACATCGAAATAATCGTTGGTGATCTCTTTTGCCAATCCCTTTTTGTCCATCCAAGCATCATGAAACAATGCTCCGAAATCGTCAATCAAACCAGCAGAGAAAAGATTAGCCCCAACGAAAGCTCTATCTCTGTTTCGTGCTACTAGCTTGAATTTATCTTTTTCGTCCATAGCTGCAGCTTGTTTTTGTAAAATACTATTAGCTGATCTACCACGACCACTATAGATAAGCAGGAGATTGTTCTGTAACTTGTTCCAACTTTCATTATTGTTAACAACAGGTTTAACAGTTACCACATCATCTGTTTCAAATTGAAAAACGTTTAACCCACCATAAGCTGCTGCATATTGATCCTGTTTACCAACAGGAAACTTACACATATTTCTTTCAATATGATATGCTGTTTGTGCTAAATGTTCTCTGGTGTAGTTACCTTCAGCCAAACAATTTAGCAATCCTGTAGTAAAGGCTGAAGAAGAACCAAGACCAGAACCCCTCGACAAAATATCAGAGATAGAAGCAATTGTTACATCGTTGTCGATATTAAAATGCTTCAAGCTTTCTCTTGTAATAGCATGCTGCATAAGTTCAATGTCAGCTGTTTGCTCAATTGTATCATACATTGTTTTGATACCAAGGTGTGGAGTTTTGTGCATCATAACATATATGTACTTGTTGATTGTAACTGACAGAGCAGCACCTCGTTCTCTAAGAAAGAACGAGGGCATATCACTACCACCGCTGAAGAAGCTGATACGTAGAGGAGTTCTGGAAATAATCATAGATGGTTAGTCCTGTAAATAAACATTTCCTTCTTTGCCTTTCGGCTGTCGACAGTAGGGTATCTCCACTTTAAATCGCCAAGCAT